TTCTTTTTGAATAGTATTTAATTGTTTATTAATCTTCTTGTCAGATTTATCCGCCTTGTCATCTATGTCTTCTGTAATATCGTATAGATCATCTAGATCTCCACCGATTTTTTCCATTCGTGATTGTGTCAAGTTGACTGATGATGCGAATTCATCAATCGTTACCATTCTATTTAATTTAGCATCTATGCCTCTTTTCATCTCAGCTAATGCTTCATCTGCAACCTGACCAGACTCTATAAGTTTACCTAAGAATGTAATATCATCTAATATTTTTCTTAACTGACTGACATAACTCTGTATTGTTTTTGGATCATTTAGATCAGTGAACACAGCGACTCTTTCATCAGTCTTTTTATATTGTTCACCTAATTCTGCTACACGATCGTTTGCTTTTTGAACACCAAGATACAACCCAGATGTAAAGCAAAATAAACCGCATGCAGCTATTGCTATTGCTTGCTTCATATTTTTACCTCAATTCCTATTTTAGCTTTATAGAATTCTTTGCCTTGAAGTTTGGATATTTCGCCTACATTATACAACCTAATTTTTTCAGTGAGCTTGTATGACACTTTAAACTTGTCTTCAAATTCAAACGTATCTCTACCGTCTTCTTCACTTGGCGGTAAGTAGCCATCAAAAGAAACATCAACTTCTATTTTATCTTTGTAATACGACTTCTTTTTAGACATACCAAAAGATATGAATGTTTCAAAGTTATTACTCAATACATTATCGTCTGTATTACGACTGGTAATTCCAAATGATAACCCTTTAATGCTTCTCCTTGCATCAATTTTCAGATACCTTACATCTTGGCTTTGTTTGTCCATATACTCAGGTTTGAAATAAATGCCATTGTCAAACTTATACCAAAACAAATCATCTATGTAGAACTCACCATGTTCCCTTTCCCACTGTCTGTTAGCATAAAAATTATCATTGCTTATTCCAACACTAACCTCATAATCATCTGGGTTGGGCTGTGTATTTGGTGTCCTTGCAGCAAATGAACTAAATAACATTACACCTGCTAATAAACTGTCTAATACCATTATGATAACTCCTTCATCACTTCAGCTTTGCTCCTACCTCCAATGAAACGGCTCACTTCTTTATCACCGTCCATTATAATTGTAGTTGGAACTGAACGAACCACAAATTCTCTCGCTAAATCCTCATTAGAGTCAATATCAATTATTTCTATTGGAAGACCATCTGATTTTAATCCTTCCATAACTGGTTTGAATTGTTGACAAGGTCCACACCATGTGGCTGTAAAATATTTTGCCGTTTTCATTTCAATCTCCTGTTAAAGAACTCGTCTATGAATCCCTTTGCTGTGTACATCATTCCTAGATAAAAAGAGATTTCTATTATCTCCATGTACCCTATTGCGTTTAGTGCATTTATGTCCATTCTTCTCTCCTTCCGAAGTCGTTTTTTTCTATTCTATTTTTTAAGTGTCTCTTGTACCATATAAGAAACAAAACCATTTTAAACTTATTAACCATGAAGCTCAAGATATTTCTCAACTGCCAACTCCTTCTTTTTAGCTTCAATCATAATATCTACATCATTTCCGTATGTTTCAATTTTATCGAAGACGTAATCTGAATGTGCCTGTGCCTTAATCTTTGGATCTTCTTTTTCTATGCTTCTTGATTCTGAGTAGTGAACCGCTGGCGTAATGCCTTCAGGCCACGTTGACATAGCAAGCTCAAGTGCTTCACGTTCACTAAGCCCGCCATTACAAAACCTGTGGTGATGATAGTCGAACACGATGGGCACGCCAACACGATTGTATATTCCATTGTATAACTCCTTTACTGAATACATTGATTCTTTATCGTCATTCTCGACAGTCAATCGGGATCTAACGGATTGTGATAATAACATAAAATTTTCGCAAAACCTATCCATTGCAGATTCTTTATCGCCATACGCACCACCCAAGTGGATGTTGATTTTATTGTACGGTGTTTCACTTAGACCCATAAAGTTCATCATATCTGCATGATATTCCAAGTCTTTAATGCAGTTCTGTACCACATGTTCGTGTGGGGAAGTTAGAACGTTGAATGGTCCAGGATGTGTGGTCAATCTAAGACCATGAGTTTTAGCTTTTATACCAGCAGAATGTAAATACATTTTAATTTGTTCTAGATCTGGGAGATCTGTCCATTGATACTCTGATTTCCAAGGAGCAAGTGTAGACGTCATACGAAAAAACTTGTAACCATTAAGTATGTTCCAATCAATAATTTTATCTAGGTCCATTGCATTTTTAAGTGTGATTTCACTGGCATAACCGTGACCTTTTTCTAGAAACGTTCTTCTAATCATAGATCTACCAGTTGTAATTCTCTGTACACCTTTAGGAGGATATGATAGTTTCATGTTTATACATGCGTATCCGTAGTTCATAATAAATTACTCCATTTCATTAATTTCATTTTCTTTAGTGCCGCACCATTTCGAAGTTCCATTGTTGAAACAATCTTATTCTCTATCATTAGATCCATCATAGCCTTAACATCGCACAATTCTTGAATAAGTTTGTCGTTTTTTATGAACTCCTTTTTTCTGATTGCTTTACTACATTCCTGTATTAATTCACCACATTCTTCCATGGTAATGACCATTAGTTCTTCTAACTTTTTCATTTAGCCTTTTGTTTCCTCCGAGTATACCTTCTTTTTTTAGGTTTTACCTTTATTTCTTTTACTTCTTCATTGTGCCATGGGTATAACTCGTTTTCTTTCTTACCGTTTATAAAATCGATTACACTATTACACACCTTTAAAAATCGTTCCATGCGAACTCCTGTATTATTTCCTTTATCCTATTTACTGCATTACTACCAATCCAACATTCACCGTCTTTAGTTGCTGCATGATGATTGTAGTACTCATTGTATGGTCCTTGTCTTACGTAACTTTCAAATGAATATGCATTTGCTATCGCCTTAATATAAAGTGTTCCATCATCATCTAAATACGTATTACATATGTAGTCGACGTTTTTCTTATTCGCATGATTATAAAAGTGATCGTAATGAACTGGAATCCACCAATCTTTATCAACGTTCGGGCACTTTATTTCTATTCGTGTTCCCTTCGAACCTGTTAAATTTGAAACATCGTACGCATATGGCGATTTATTATATCGAACGAATTGTGGAAAATGCCTGGTAAATGCAACTTCTGATGCTAAACCTCTAAGGGTTGACAAAACAATTTGATCCTTTGATCTACCACGTTTATCTGCTTCATATATTCCACTAGACATACGATCAAGTTCTCTAGTTGCCCAATCTGGTATATGATCTGGATCGAACAAATCCCCGACTGATGTATTAGTTATTGCTGCTTGCATTCCAATGTTCCTTTATGTATTGTTTTAAAACCTTATCTTGTAAAAGTGGGCGTATTATTTTCATATAATCTCATTATCAATTTTCTCATACCCTTAGTATAAGTCTTTGGACTTTTGAATTCACCAGTAAAATGTTCTAAACAAACTGCTGACTCTTCCCATTCTGGTCTAGAAATTGTGGGACTAGAAACACCTAAAGCAACCTGATTTGCCAACTGCATTACCCATGGTTGCATAATATTATTAATGGTTGGTGCAATACCAATCACACATTCAATCTCACCATCTGCAAACGTTGCGTACATTAACATAACATTGTCTTCTATCCAATCGAAAGTCTTTTCCTTTGGATAATCATGAAATTTCAATACTCCGTTATACGTCTTAGCTTGACTAGTTTTATATTCTAAGTAGTCAAACACCTTTCCACATGTAGATTCAAATGGACCTTGCCCATCCCATTTATGGCCAAACCCAGTGTTACCAACATTCAAAAGAAGAGAAACCATTTCCTCTCTCCTGTATGGATTCTTGCTTAGTTCTCGCTTAACCCAAACTGATTCGTCTGGATTAAGCTTCGCTAATATTGATTCTAACATCTTTTTATATCCAATCTTGGTGTCCGTTTATTGCGGCATTAAAATCTGGGTTTGCTTCACAGTAAGCATCAAAATCAAAACTATCTTCATCTATTGAATGAGTAATGAAAGGACCTTTTTCATCGACATCAACATCGAAATGTCCAGTGAGTACATCTACTTCATCATTGTCGACCATGTTATTGTGAGCAAAAAACGCTTCATCACCTGGAACATCTCTGTCCAAGTCTACTTCAGTTGAAACGAAATTGTTATTTGTGTTTGTCATAGTAACCTCTTTTATTTTATATTAGAATCTAAACGTAAAAACCTGTTATTGTACATGCTTTTTTTCAATTATTTTCGAAAAAATTATTCATCCTCCTTGTTTATTTTAATTGTTAAATCTTCTAGCTTACCTTGTGCTGCATCTATATAATACAATGAATCACTATTGATCTCACTATCATGACCTGTGTTATAAGCATCAGTCAACATGTCATCAATCTCTTGTAATAGTTCTAATATTTTATCTTTATCCATGTAACTCACCCCACATTAATAATGAAGAAACAATTAATTCATCACCTGGTTTCCACATTCTATTTTCCGGTGAATCACTATACTCTCTATAGATTTCCCCGGTTGTACTATTCCATATTCGATAAATGTCAACCTCATCATCCTCTAAGAACCAATCTACTGCTATTTCGTAATTGTTAGCAAGGGCTTCATCACGTTCTGGATGTGAGATCAGATCTCCTTCAAAAAGTAATTGTGCCATTGTAACTTCTCTAACACCAGGCCCAGTTTCTTCAACACCTATGTCATCGGTAGCTTTAAAAATTTTTTCTTGTATGTTTAAACTCATTAGTAACCTCTTATTTATTATACTAGAATCTACACGATAAAACCGGTTAATGTACATGTTTATTTTCGAAAAAGTGCGTTTTTTTTCTCAGTCTTCTTACTGTTTTTTGTTTTTACCTACTTGATAAACCCACTTCATTTCTTCATTAACTAATCTGTATATGGGTTTTATGTCTTCCCACTGGTGATGAGCTGAACAGTATTCAGTTCTCGGATTAGCTTTTACAAAAAATTGCCATTGTATGTTGTGTTTGTATTTGTGTATTCTAAGACGAGTATCTATTAATGGATAACGTTTTATTGCTTCTCCATTTTGGTTGATAGAAGCACACCTCCAATTTAACGCACATACTATAAGGCAGCTTAGTAGCCAAATTAATGTTGGTGTATACCTATTCACCTTCGTCTTCATGCGACGATAACAACCATGTTGTAGCAATATATTTGTTGTTACTACGTGGCATATTTCCTCTGTGTATGTACGGAAAACCTGCAGGCCATATACAAAATGTACCAGCTTTGGGTTTAATTTTTAAACCTGTATATAGAAATTCTGTGGTACCACCAACAGCTACATCATTCAAATAAAACATAACAACAAACATTCTTTTACAGAACTTTTTTAGGTATGGCTCTTCATTGTGCCATCCAGAATAATGTCCTTCACCCTTTATATATCGCTGTATTTGCCACGAAGGATAGTGAGAACCCTCAGAAAACATAAGATATGGATCCCACTGATCCTGTTTACCATAGCCATCTAAGTATTTATTTACATGATCGTTTGATCTATCAACAAACATGGCATGTATGTCGCCATCAAAAAGAGACCAATCACGTGTATTCTTTACATCATGATTAATTCCACCTGATGTTTCACCTTCATATGTCTCGTCAATGTTTTCTTCAAACCTATGAATGATAGATCTACATTCTGATCGGGACAATGCATCTGGAAATACTCCAATAGTCTCATCAAATTGATACATATATGACCCGTTCAACATTAGTTTAGATCTCCATTTATATCATGATTTTCCTCATGAACTAGGAATTTTAATATAAATTTCATATCTTTATCCTCATCCCATTCTTCATATCCAACTAGCTTACAATGTTGTGTTGTCATTCTGTTAACGATAAAATCTGTTTGATCTTCAGTACCGCATATGACATATATCATATCCCCATCTGATCTGACAAATATTTGATTTTCTGGATTATTGTATGTAACACCATCTTTCATGACTCAGCTTTCTCCGTATCATTTACCCAGATATTCTGAGACCATTCTACTTCATGTTCTCCGTACTTAACTAAAACACTTTGTAATTCGTCTTCAGTTCTATCTAGATCGTTCTCTAATTCACTTACATGCTTTCTGTAAATTCGTTCTAGTCTCTGTGCATAAAAATACCAAGTAAAGAAACCCATTATATAGCCTAACACCATATAAAACCATGGTTGAGACGTCATCTGAATGATGTACTCATATATGTTCAATTGAACTCCTTTATGATAAGTATTGGTTTACCTTCTCTTTATACTCATCTACTGTCATATTGTTCATGTCTAAAACTTTTGTATCAGACGGGAAAGATTTAAACTCGTTAAAGTCTTCTACCAATCCAAGATTCAACATCATCTTCTGTCTACCAGTGGGATGATCAATAACGTTCGATGTTCCCCATACCTTGTTAAAATCTAGATGATCATACATCTCGCCTGGTCTAATATAGTTTTCTATCCATCTAATACTATCACACATAACATCTTCAGCATTATATGGTACAGAACCTGTATCCTTATAAACCATTTCCATAACCTCATCCATAAACTTCTCTTTGTTCATCCTAGTGGTTGGCTTTGCCATATACTTAATGCATTCTACTGCGTTAGTGCCATAGTAGAACATAGACTCTCTAACGACATACTGTGGAAACCAATCTGCTATATCGGATATGAATGCGGCATATTGAAATTTGAACTTACGAAATCCATGTTTCACGTTCCAATCAAACAACCACTCTCCTATTTCTCGTATTTCTCTTTTGTTTCCCTGTTCTAACCACTCTGCCAATTCTCTAACCATTTTAGGAACATGCTCAACCATAAAATAATCGCCGTTCCGTTTATATTCTGATCCTTCAGGTGGTTTAGGAAACGCAGGAAATTGATAACCAATTGAAGTGTAGAACGGCTCATGTTTTCCATTTGTAATTCTAGTAGTCATCTCTTCTATTGTGTTATCCAAATAGAAATGTGGTACAATTGTGTTATGGTATCCAGACGGTTTCTGTGCATAATTAATTGCAGAACCAGTTAATCTGTGCACCATAAAAACATACAACCATTCTGGTAAACCAAACACTGACTGCTTATCTTTCCATGCACGAGATAATGCATTACGCTGAGGAGACATCATACCCTTTTGCATCTTTTGCCAATACGGATGTTCTTCATTGTATCCATAAAATACATCATTAACAAGCTGACTAAAACCTGCATACTTACGTTCGACAACATCGTACAGTTCTACCTGACACATTAGATCATCTCCACCATCCCACTCCTGATGAGGTATAAATCCTAAATTACAATCTCGTTGCTGCTTCTCAGCTAGTTTAAAATACTTTAAAAAATTATCATAGTACTTTGTTGGTTCTATACTCATACTAATTTATCTCCTTCTCTCCAATGAGCTCTTGTAGTTTTATCAGAAACTGGGTTTTTATCGTAATAGTAAAATGCTAGACTTCTCCTATCAACTTTTGTTTTTACTGGATGACCATGTGGTGTTCCATCAACATCAAATATTACGGCTCTATTCCAAATTGGGTCAACTTCTACATGTTTAACCTTCAACCTACTATCCCATATTTCTAGCTCTCCACCTTGATTTGGCTTCCAACTATCATTTAAGTAGATCAACAAGTTAACCTTTCTCCACATATCCATGCCTTCATGATAACTAAAATCCTTGTGTACTTCTAAATGTCCACCTGGTAATGTGTGATGATAACCACCTCCATGATAGTTATTGTCAGGTACCAAGTCAGGATTTCCTGTAACGTCTCTCAACCATGACATAAAACTATCACTGTTAAAGTACTGACACACCATTCTCATTACAGCAGGCATTTTGGTTATATCTCTAACACCACGCTTTAAATTACTATGTTTATGGTTATCAAATTCACCATCAGAATTTCTATCGTAATCATCTTCAGTGATAGATTTTGATTCGCTTATTAAACTTGTCATAACAGTTCGTTCTAAGAAATCATTTAGAATGAGATATGAAGATGGAGTTTGGGAAGAGTATACGTTATTTAATGGTACATGTGGATTGTATAGTCTAGGATTTATCATCTATTCGTTTCTACTCATCCATGCTTTTGTTGTTTCTGGAAACTTATCTTCCATAATTTTAAGTAAAGCTGCAGCATAAACTTGTATTTCTACTTGTGCAGTCTTTTCATACCTAAGCTCTATAAAGTTCATTATGCCTTGAAAGCTAGCTGTCCAATAAACTTCAGTATATTGAGACAGTGGAAGAATTGCCCGAGCTTGTTCCTTACCCACACCAGATTCCAATAGACTCTTATAAAACATGTTTGCATACCAATGAGCATCTTCCCATGTTTTCATTGCTTTATCCTGATCTTCTATTGCACCTTCAGTTGCCTGTTTGTTATCCTTAGACTGTTGACGAAAAATCTCTGGTGTATAAAAGTCTGTAACTTCTACGTATCTACCTGAGATCTCATTCCAAGCATGATCTTTTGTGGAACTACTAGATGACGTTTCTATTCCAACAACATGCTTGTACCACTGTCGCATAACAAATTCAGGAGCCTTTATATGGAACTGAGCTTGTATGTGCCTAAACGGTGAAAAGTGTTTATACTTTGCCAAGTACCGCACTAGTGCCCTGTCTTGTTTATCAAACGTAGTCTTTCTTTTACCGAAGGAAACTCTTGCAGAATTGACAACAGTTAGATCTGTACCTAACGTATCGACTAGTTCTACAAACCCCTTATCTAATACTAAATTCTTCATACTTCTCTATAAGCTTTCTCTTTTTTTCATTTTGACCATCATAATCACTACTGTCCCAATACCAACCTCTTTTACCTTCGAAGCCAATGGTCATATGGGCAACTATTAGTTCAGCTAAACTTTTAGTGCTAATGTCATGATGCTTTACTCCGTACTTGTTTAATACGTTTTCAATTAGTTGTTTCATCTCTTACTTCTCCCCATTCTCGTTGACTATCTATTCTATCATAAATAGTTTCATCTATCAATTCTGGCTCTCCTCCAACATTCCACATCCATGCACCTGTTGTACCACCTATAGATTTTGTACCCTTATGTTTCATGTATTTCCAAACCTTTGCATCATAATTGTACACGGTTGGGAAAGGAGGCCACCATTCTTTCTTTTCATTTTTTAAAAAGGGTGACGGATCAGATACTACGTCTGATCTACCTAGTTCGCCTTGTTTGAGGTTTCTAGAAACTGCGACTGAATAGAACTTAGCGTTAGGCCACCCGATCTGAAGTCCTCTTGAAAGGACACCAGTGGATATGGCACACCATACCTCATCGGGCTCTCCATAATATTTCGCTATGTTATCCGCCACCCTTACCACTCCAGCAACTACGAGTGGGTGATACAAACCTAATGGAATGAAAGATCCACCAGTTTGTTCTGCGTACTCTTTAGCCATTTTATTTAAATTTGGCATAGCTGCAATTCTTCTAAATTTTGGTACGGCCCCTCTTTCAATGCACACAGCTTGATGATCCGACACCTGTTTTGATGAGGGCATAAATAGCACAACCTTTTTACCGTACCTCTTCGCAGCTTCTAAGATAGAGACTCCTGCAAGTCCCTTCCTTGGCTGCACATAAACGATAGTGTCCTCCTTGACTTGGCTCATGAAATAGTCTCCGAACCTTGCCTTACTCCCCACTATCTTATCATCCCTAACCACGTTAAATCTATCATGCTGAATTACTTCTGGTATACCATACGGATCTACCCAATCTTCAGTTTGTTTAAGATACCACTCGCGATTAAATTCTTTTAGATCCTTGTTCTCACCATCAAGTATATGATTGTCATGGGACATTACTTATATCCCCTGAAAACGTCTTCTATTAAGGATATTATTGCAATACCCAATACAAACAAGCCAATAAACTGACTCGTAGATGCACAGTAATCTAGCCATATTATAAAATCGCCCATTCTGAATTTCTCCTATAAAATGGAGGAGCAGTATGTACTGAACCACCTAGCTCCATATACTGTTTAGCGTATTCTTCCCCGTCTATAGTATATCGTAAACTGGGTGGAGCAACTAACGGAAAGTCCCAACTCTTTATTGTACTCATGATCTGAACAGTCTTATTTAGTCTCTCTTCCCTAGTTCCAAAGAAAGGTGTACCCTTAAAGTATCCAGTCTTGGGAATCTTACGCGACTCAAATTCAATGGGCACCGGGGCACACAGTTCGACGGTCACGCCGATACGGTCCCGAAAACGGACCGCCTGGTTTCTATACTCTTGCAGTAGCTTATCCAAGTCGGCAGACTCGGGACGACAGAGGTGATGACGTACATCGATACTTCCCAAACATATGGTTACACCCTCAACACCGGGTTTTACTTCGATATCGTCGAGTAGCCTCTCCTTCAAGGCTCCGAATAACGTACGACCATCCTTCTTTAGTACGGCATTCTTGTGACCGTTAGGAGCATAAGCAGGAGTATGCGAATCACCCCAACTTAACCACGTGTGGCCAATACTATCAAACTTAATATGCTCTACTTCCTTACAGAAATTAGATACAGCTTCACACCATTCGGCAGTAATCTGTTTTGATGTACTTGCAGCGTTTAATCTTTTAGCAAGGAATGCACCGTAATCAGGCATTTCCCAGTCGAGACTTGTTACCTTACCCGCACCAACGGCAAGCAACCGATTGAACCGTTCGAAAACGGAATCGTCAGCTCCCGCAAACAGGTTTAGGGCACCGGACCAATTAACTCCATGGTCGAGGTACACCTTATCGTATTGCATTATATCTTGAGTACAGCGTTCGTTGATCTCCGCGTTCAAACGATCAGCCCATGTTAGAGACCAGCCCCTTACGTGGGACTTCTCATGTAGGGGTATGTTAGTAGCGGGACTTGTTATAACTTTTGACATAGAAACCTCTTTCTCTGTTTATTATATATATTAATTAGATTGCTCAAAATGCAGTTTATTTCTTCTTCCACTCTTTCCACCAAAGATCTACATCGTCCTTAGCCTGCTTAAGTTTTATAGGACAACCCAGCTTCTTGTGACACCAATTACGATACCACTTAATAGCTTCAATCTTACGGTTAATCTCTCCGTTAACTCCGAACCAAGTATCCCTAATCTGATCCAACGTGGCCTGAGGTATCACAAACCTAGGAGATTCAAGTCTACCGTATATAGAGTACTTCTTCCAGAGCCAGTTCATCTCCTTCTTTTCCACTTTACTGATACCAGTCCTATTGTGCTCGTAGTTATCGTATATCACGGCCTGATGTAGATCCTCTTTAAAATGGTCAGAGTGTACGTGATCCTGTCCGGTCTTGTCGGTCTTGGCATTCTCAGCCCAACTCAAGATTCTAAGACATAACAGTTTAGAGCTAGCCATACCTTCGTATCCGGCGGCACCCTTCTTTATTCTGTTCGGGTTACGTCGGGCCCATAGATCATCGGTTTTATATAAGTTGTGCATGTTTAATCCTCCTGCTCAAAGCTGGGTGTACCTGCCTTGATTGATTCAATTTGTTGAAAGTTCTCTTTCTGGTCGAGGTGATCTCGAACCCATGTTCGGCTTGGTCCCCACAACCAAAATGTAACAACCTTACCATCTGGTTTAAATATTGACATATCTCTAGCCTTAATTTGGTACCAACGCTTCTGTGGCTGGGGCTGGAACTCATTAGTCGTATCAGTCTGGTCATTCATATTATATGAATAGGGGTATATAATTTACCTGGGGTACAAAAACCTTCGTGATGGTAAAATAGGCTTGTGCACGTATAAAAAAAGCATTTCGTTTCCGATTTCCGCCAGAATGTGGTCCGACGGGCCTTGTAGACCCGTCTCGCCGTTTGTAAGTAGAGGTTACCAGTCTCACTTATATCTCATCTCCAGCTACGTCTTCAAATAACTCGTCGGATGACCCGTCGTCTGTGTACTTCTGCAGTAACTGCTTGACAAAGGTTCTCTCTGACTCGACTCCTCCGGCTGCATCGAATTTGGGAAGTACGGCTACCTCTGCTGCCTCAGATAGGGTAAACCCGTCGTACAGTAGGCTTGCTATCTCTACCGTAGATCTTGTACTTATATGGGTGGATAGTCTTCCTTCTTCGCTAGCAGACTCTGTTCTTGTAATAAATGCAAGCTCTGCAACGTTGCTTACTAACTCAGTCTTGACGTTTGGGTATAGTCCACCTAGTAATACTTCCTCTTGATCTTTGTTCAGGACGTCCATCTCTATTTGAGTGAACCTATCCAGTAGGGCTCTGTCGAGAACCCTTGTTGCTGTGTACTCATTACCAATATTGGCAGTTGCGATAAAAGTAACACCATCGGCGACTTTGATTGTCGCTTGGCCGTCAGCCTCATCCAACCGAAGGTATCTTTGTCCTTCGTCTAACACGGTCATTAGGATGTTCCAAGCTTCAGGGTGTGCCCTTGATAACTCGTCTAATAGGATGACGGCGTTCTCAGTCTGTATAGCCTTAACAAATAAAGCTTCTGAGAAATATGTACCTTTGTCTTTGTTATAGTGGGTGTTACCGATAAGAGTAGCACGTGGATCTTGTGTAGATCCCAAATTGAAATAGAACTCTGGTTTGTCTAGCGCGTTAACTAGAGTCTTTGCAGCCATAGTCTTACCACAACCAGCCGGTCCGGTCATCATGATATTCTTACCTCTCATAGCGGATCTGACTAAGTATTTCCACTTGACCTCATTCATGATAAGGCTGTCAGGTTTTAATTGATAAGAGCTGTGAATGTATGACAAGATGTCATTATGTTCTTGACTAGTATCTTCGGTAACCGTGACTACAGTAGCTTGAGCATTCCACTCAGATTCAGTAGCAGATCTCCAAAAGACGCGGCCTGTGCTTCCAACATTACGAACTGCATAACCAGTATCCTGGAGCAATTGCTTACGTTTATATGAAGGCATCTCAGTATCGTATGATTTGCCATCTTGACATACTGCGCGCGTTCTACTGCCGACAGTCTCGATTTTTACTATTATATTTTCTTTAGTTGAGTTCATTTGGGTAACCTCTTGTTTATTATATTAGAATCTACTAACAAATACCGGTTAAAGTACATGCTTATTTTCACTTATTTTCAATTATTTTACTGTTCCTCTGTACCACAGTGGTCTT